ATTGGCGGCTGGCGGCGCCGTGACGACCTTGAACAACGACTGCTGGCTGACCAGCAGTTCCCGCAGCTTGATCTGCTCCTGCGTGAGCAAGCGAATATCCACGCTGACCAGCGCCATAGTCAGATTCAAGTCCTGCAGCGGTTTGCCAAAGCCATCGGCCACCGCCAACCCGGCTGCTGCGTTGCCACTCTCATTGGCGTATGTGAGCGCAAATTTGCTCTCTGCCATGCCGCTCTACTCCTGTTTCACGCCAAGGCGAGTGATCGCTATGTCGTAGCGGCGCAACGCCTTTTCGGCGTCCCACTCCAGAATCTCCGCCTCACTTACCGGGTAAATGAGCGGCACGATATCGAGGATTACTTCGATGTCGCGTTCTGAAAGAAGGCCGCCGGCTGGTTTAAAAAATCGTCGATGCGCACCTGCAATTGTGTCCAGTCCGGCACGCTCAACAGGGCCAGATCGGGGATCATCAGGCCGGTGCAATGGGCGGTGATGAATTCGGCACGTTCCTTGGCCGTTTTCAGTTTCTTCATCACTTTGGTGGCCCGCAGCGCCGGCATTTCCAGGCTCAGCGAAGTCACGGTGCGGCCGGTGACGGCGAGCGGCAACAGCAGTTGCACCTGATCTGGATCGTCGGATTTTTCCGCGTCTTCGACCTGTTCGAGAAAGAACGATGCCGGACGGGTCGAGAATTCGTGCACGTACTGCGCGATGGTCACGTAGTCTGGGCGCTTGAGCTGGTCGAGTTCCTTGACCGACAAGCCGGTGGCCAGCAGCGCCAGTTCGAAGAACTGGTCGTCCTCATCGTCGCCAGCGCGTTCCAGCGCTTCTTTCTGGGCGGCGTAGAACAGCGGCTTGAGCTGGATCGATTCGATCTGCGAGCCGTCGTCACCGGTAATCGGCGACAACAGGTCATGCTTGGGTGGCATCCACGACATGTATGAATTCCTTGGTGATTCTTGAGGGGTGTTGCAGTCCCTTGTGGGAGCGGGTTTTGCCCACTCCCACAGGGTTTTGTGATTACCTTTGGCCGAGGCTTACGGCATCAGCACCGCACGACGGGCATCACCGAGGATGTCGACGCCGTTGAGCACGAACTTCTGGGTGCGCACGTCGATGTCGATCACCGGCACGCCGTTTTCCAGGCGGTTGTAGGTGCGGCAGGAGAGCTCCAGGTTGGTCTTGGGTTTTTCACCCATCTTCACCGCGGTTTCCTCCAGGGATTTCAGCTTGCCGCCGACGGTGTGGTAGGTGAACCAGGTGTTGCCGTCCTGATCCTGACCGCCTTCACGCACGTTCAGCAGGATGTCGTCGCCCAGCTTCACACCCAGTGCGAGCATGACTTCGGTGCCCATGCCTTGCAGGGTCAACTTGGCATTGAGCGCTTTGCCGCCCTTGGCCATTTCTTCGACGATGAAACGGCCGCCACGCATCTCTTCCACATCGAATTCGATCTTCGGCGGAGTGAATTCCTCCACGGTCGCCGACAACGGCAGGCCTTGCAGGGTGGCCGCGATGGCCTGTCTTACGCGGTTGGTAAACATTAGAGAACGTCCTCCAGGAACTGCTCGATGATTTCATCGCGGGCGTTGAGTTGATAAACCATGTGTTCGTTCGGCGCGTAGCGGCCGTAGTCGATGACCACGTACCAGGTGCCGTTCTTGTACTTCTCGACGCTGTTGAGTTCCGGGTGCAGGTACACGCTGCCGCCGGGAATGGTTTCGTCGGCGACCAGGGTTTGCAGCCAGTCGTTGATGCGTTTGACTTCCTGATCCATGAACGACTTGGTCAGGTTCTTCGCCATGGCCTTCTGGCCGGCCTTCACCAGCTTGCGGCTGATGGCGTCTTCCAGACCGACGTAGCTGATGAACTTGCCGGTAATCGAGCGGTTGCCCAGCAGCGAGAAGCCGCCAAGGATGGTGCGGGCGTAATAGCTGACGCCGTAGCGGTTGAGCAGATCGCCTTCGGTGGAGGTGTCGAGGATGTTGTACTCAACGACCCGCGACACGTCTTCGGCGTAGGTCACCTGGTTGCCCGGGCTCTCCCATTGCTTGACCTTGGCCAGCGCGGCAATCGCCAGGCTGGATGGCGCGAGGAATACGTTCTTCTTCGCGGCTTTCGAGTACACGGCAGGCATGTTGTGCACCACCAGGCAACGGTCGAAACCGAGATCCGCACCGCCCAGCTCCTGGCTGTACAGCACCTGATCGGCGACCGAGACGTCCTTGCCGTCCAGCACCACACGGGCCTTGATGCGCTTGCCGAACGAGGCGAACTCGCTGGCCACCGCCTTGGTGCCGGTGAAGCCCGGCGCGCCGATGATGGTCAGGTCTTCCGGGACGCTGCCCAGTGCCGCCAGACCGAGCTTGCGGCCGGTGGCTGGCTCAACACCGCCGATTACCGCGTTGACGGTATCGGCCGGGGTCGCGCCCGCTTCGACGATCACCACGTACACCGGCACCTTCACCACTTTGAGGATCTGGTAAACGGCGTGGTACAGGGTGCCCTCTTCCGAACCGGTCGGATCGAGCAGCGCGTGGGTGGTGAAGCTGTTGATGCGAAACGGTGCGTTACGCGGAATCAGCGGATCGGCCTTCGGCGCGGTGCCGACCAGACCGATGACGTTGTCGCCCAGGCCACCCATGGCCTCGGGGGATTCGGTGGCATTGACGGTAATGCCGTTGTGCTCGAAGTTCAGAACCTCAGCCATAGTCAGTCAGCCTTCTTGGCAGCGGCCTTCACGGCCTTGGTGGTAGGTGTTTTCAGCTCCAGTCGACCGGCGCTGTGCAGGGCACTGGCCTCGACATCGAGCAGATCGAGTTCCTGGCCGACACTCGACCAGTGCCCACCGCCGGTGGGGAATGGAACGAGCACGGTGTAGGTTTGGCGGGTTGCCATTTTTCGTTTCTCCATAAACGGGAAAGCCCCTCGTTGGGAGGGGCTTGGTGGGTGTTGAATGTGTTGGGCGGACAAGAAAATGCCCCGGGGTGCGGGGCGTTTTATTGAGGCTCGGAGGTCGGTGAAGCTGGCATGGAATCGGGCCAGCCTTCCTTGAGCATTTCATCGGAGTACGTGCCGTGCTCGATTGCCTGGAGCAACTCCAGTTCGCGATCGAAACAAGCCTGCACGTGCGCCCTGACAGCCTGCGCAATTGAGAGAATCTGTGCGGCACCGATTTCGACGAAACCGCTAAGGGTTTTAAAATTGCAGCGGTACTGCGGATCAAGTACTGCGGAGAGACCTGTGCTTGCGATCAAAGCCTGACTCTCACGAGAGGTCTCGATGCGCAATCCCTCTACGGCAATACCTGATGCTTCCCGGGTGAAACGCTCAGCCGCAAACAGAGCCGCATAATCGGGTTCGATGTGAGGGAAAGGTAACTTGACCACGTCACCGTCAACCAACTTCCAGACACCGTCCCTCTCTGTTCTGGTCGCCAGAAATACCGCGTCACTGAGTTCAATTGCCTGCTCAGGAATCACGCTATGAATATCGGAGTCATACCGACCGGTCAGGTCTCCGTGCTCATCAAATGTTGCGAATTTCATAAATAGACCTCGTCACTCCGTTGTATTAGCGACCCACTGCAAAGTAGTAAAACTGTGCAGGTCCCTGACCCAGATTACGAATGGTCACGTTCGCTTTACTGATCCCTTTGATTTGCCCGATGTAGGTCGATCCGACGGGAGCGTCCACGGCCGTATTGGGGTAAGTGATAAATACTGACGGGTTGACCATTGGGTAGGCGACCGGAAACGCCTGCAAGTAATTGGCTCCGGATGCGATGGCGGTCGTCATCCCCCACTGGAGGGTCAAGCCTCCGAGCCAGGTTGGGAAAATGACATAGCTGCCGCTCATGTCGCCGGAAACACTGATGGAGAAACCCCAGCGCATTTTTTTCGGGGTCACGAAGGTTTTATCGTCGGCACCTGCATCGACCTGTGCCTGGGTCGCAACCGTCGCAGTGCCTTGATTGAGTTCGGTAGCCTGCTGCGCCAGACCGGACAACGCAGCTACATCAATACTTCCCTGATTGACCGGGGCGTTCCAGGCCTTGATGCACCACATGACAGCCAGGTTGCGCGGACGGGTGCCAACCAGGTGCCCATCAGTAAACAGCGCCGCCTGATTCAGCGAAACCGGGGAGGTGATTTCGCCAGAAGAGAAAAATGCGGCAGGATAGTCGGCCGCAAAGGCAACGTCGCCTCCGAGTACCGGGTGAGACTTCCCGCTATTGTCTGGATTGAGTTTCCACGATGAGGCCGCAGCTTGGATAGCCTGCGCTGTCGAGGTCACTGCATCGTGCGCAACCAACGTCGCTTTTTGCCAGCTACCGATTGTCCGACCAGCGTCAACACCGCGACCATGATCCCAACCTCGCAGGAATTCGCCGCGAGATTCCGGCAACCGGAAATTCCCGGCCCCCTCATCGCCCTTGTTGAATGTAGTGCCGAGATACGCCGCCAGATCCGGATAGGTCGCAATGCTCTGCACACTGCCGTCCAGCTCCAGATAACCGGCAGGAACGACACCCGTTGGAAACGACAGAACAGCACCGACCGGAACAGAGGATTTGAGCTGTGCGACTTCATTGGCCAGCGCGGCTACGTCAATGCTTCCCTGATTGACCGGGGCGTTCCAGGCCTTGATACACCACATGACCGCAATGCTGCGCGGACGGGTTTCCGATCCGCCAGTGGCTGTCGTTGTCGGTGTTCCGTTGCTGTCCGAGCGGTTGCCCCGAGCCACCTTGTCCTGGCCCAGTCCGGCCGGATTGGCAGGCGCGTCAATCTGGTGGACGTGAGACTTCAGCTCATCGGGCGCCCAGCTACCAATCGTCCGACCCGGGTCTATACCACGCCCATGATCCCAACCCCGCAGGAACTCACCGCGTGATTCCGGCAACCGGAAGTTGCCAGCGCCCTCATCACCCTTGTTGTAAGTGGTGCCGAGATACGCTGCCAGATCCGGATACGTCGAAGTGCTCTGTACACTGCCATTGAGCTCAAGAAAACCGGGCGGCACAATCCCCGTCGGGAACGCCATGACGGCCCCCACCGGAACGGCAGATCCGAGGCGTGACACTTCCTTGACCAATGCCGCTACGTCGATGTTTCCTTGATTGATCGGGGCATTCCAGGCTTTGATGCACCACATGACGGAGACGTTGCGCGGACGGTTTTCAGTGGCGGTCCGAGCCTGTCGGGCGTTGTCAAAATCGATACTGGTGTAGGCGTCAGCTGCAACATTGACACCCTTGGACACGCCGGATTTAACGCCGCCATAAACACCGTTGAGCGCTTGGCCGAGCCCAGTGGAATCCGCTGCTGCAATGGCACCGGTCAGGCGCTGCATGGCGTCCAGCTGACTGGTGCCCAACTGCCGCCCGGCATCCACCCCACGCCCATGATCCCAACCGCGCAAAAACTCCCCACGCGCCTCAGGCAACCGGAAATTCCCGACGCCCTCATCACCCTTGTTGAACTTGCCGCCCAGATAGGCGCTCAAGTCCGGGTAAGTCGCGCTGCTCTTGACGCTGTTGTCCAACTCCAGAAAGCCCGGCGGTGGTGTATCGACGGGGAACGCAACAATCGAACCCACCGGCAACGCCGACGCCTTGGCAATCAACGATTCGACTTCAGCCTTGGTGTACGAATCCTTGATGCCGAAACCGGCCAGCGTGTCGGGATTCGAGCCGGCCGTCGCGCGGCCATATTCGTCGACGCTCAGACTCTTGTAAGTCCCGGCAGCAATCCCGGTGCGCCCTGCCAGCATCTTGAATGTCAGCGCAGTAGTGCCGAGGGTGATCGGCGCATTGGTGGTCAGGTGCCACAGCGAATCGCCGTTGAGCGCTCCCTCCTCCACCATCACCGTCAGGCCCGGTGTGACCTTGGCGCTGACGTTGGCATCGTTGGCCCGAACCCAGTCGCCGTTGGCGACGATCCACAGACCGTTGTCTTTCGCCAACGTCTGGTTCGGCAGCAGCACGCGGTCGCCGGCAATCACCGCCACGCCGTCGATCTGCTGCGCACCGTTCAACACCACGTTGGCGGTGGCGGCGACACGTACCGACTGTTTGCCGTCGAGTTTGCCGAGTTTTTCGGCGAGGTAGCTCATGACCCACGCACGTGTGGCCTTGACCACCGTGTCATCGATCAGCAGCGTCACCAGCGAGGCATTGCTGGTCTCGAAAATCGAGCGGATATAAAACTCTTTTCCCGAGCCGGATGTGGCCAGCACCGGTTTGAACGACTCCGGGTATTTGACGATCGCGTAGAGAATCCCGGTGTCGGTCCACAGACCGGCTTCACGCACGTACCAGCCGCCGACGTCCGGCGGAATGGAGACTTCGGCGAGCAGCCAGCTCGGATTTTTCTCGTCTTGGAACAGGGCGTTGAGCGGTCCGCGCCAGACTTCGCGTTTCAGCGCGGTGGCGGTCGCGGCCGGGTTGTAGACCGCGCCGCCGCCGTCGCCGACGGAAATCTGCGTCAGCTTGATCGGCAGGCCCGCGGCCTTGCACGCCGTTTCGTAGGCAATCCCTGCGTTGGTGAGCAGGGTGTAATAGTCAGCCATTCAGGCCCCCTGAGGATAAATAGTGGATGTTTCGACGGTGTACAGCGCCGCCGCCATGAAGGCCTCGCCAGATGTCTCGAGTCCTTCGAGGAACACCGGATAAACCGTGGTCAGCTCACCGCAGAAAGTCGCGGCACCGATGACGTGATTGCCGAAGGCGCTGAGGCCGACCGACACCGACAGCACGTCCCGCTCGCTCTTGGCATCAGCCAGGCGCCGGTCGAGACGGGCGTCGATTTCTTCGCTGTAGGGTTGTTCGCTGAAGGCTCGCACGGAAAAGCTGTAAGGCTCGCCGGGCGGGGTCTGTTCGTACCAGGCGCGGATTTCCGGCCTGAGCTGCAAACCCTTGGCGGCGTTCTCCAGCGCCTTGCGAGTGCCGGCCTGGCGCGCGGTGGGCCAGGCCAG